CAGCTATATAAAACTTCATCTCAGATAATTCTATATTTCTTTAGATCTCTATTTTTCCCACTTAGTGAACGAGGCTAGAGTTTCTACACCTCCTCAGTGAACCGTTCACTGGAACCGTCATAAGAAACAGCTTATAATCTGTGATAGTTTATAGTCTTATCAAGGACTTTAAGTGTACGCTACCTTTCCCGGGATTGAATCTACTGTTAGGTAAGGAGGCATCAACCATGCCAGTTGGAAATCACTTCCTCCTGCTACAAGATAGTAATCATTTAATCCAGTAAAATTACCCAAATCTTGTACTGGTGGAAACTGATAAGGAACCACTGCAAATTTCCCTGCCACACGAGGATTAATTGACCAATCATAGTTTGAGTAATATGGCAACTCAAACTCCAACATTCCATTCTGGGTTATATTCTGCATAGCAAACCCATTTCCACTCGGAAAGCGATATGATGGATTTGCGTGTGTTGTCGGACTCTGCACCCAATTTCCTCTCATACCTACTTTAGGATAATCTTCTATACTTGCAGCTTCATAGACGACTACTTTATATCGTAACGATCCCCTCGCATAACGGAACATTGTCATGCAATAATCCAAATTATCATATGTATTCATGGACAACAACAATCCTGGCCACAACTGTATTGGTTGTGCGGTTGCCCGATTCGAGAACCTCATACAAATATCTTCTACCGATATCGCATCTTCCATTATTTCCCTTAATATTGTAGGTTGTGCTCCTCCTGCAATATTCTGGAACTCGGTGTTCCAACTACTCCGCAAATGCATCTGTGCTTCTGCTGGTGTTGGGGAACTTGGTTCCCATGTTGCTGTTATATCCTCAGCTGTTGATGAACACAAATCTTTCAATTGAAAATCTGGTCCAGCCGATGTGTACACCATCATAAAAATTAATGGTGATGAAGATCCAAAACTATGTGCTGCTTGTGTAATTCTCACCGTCAGATTTCCCCATATGTTACTCGGTGCTGATGATATATCATCTATCCGTACCCATTGCGTTGGCCATATAAACGGTACAAGATAATCTCGTACCACAAGACCTCGAACATTTACAATGTCTTGATAAGATGAATTTAAGGCTATGTCCAACGTTGTATCTCCATGACTCCACATTACTGTTATTTGATACGCTTCTAACGGTGAACTGTGAAAGCTTAACCTAACTCTAAGTGATCCACGCCCATATCGAAACATAGCCCACATCATCTCTAAATAACTTGTTGATGCCACACTGACAAATGGCTGAATTGGTAATACATGCGTACCAGTCAACAACGTGTAAGTCCGTATTGTTGGTATTTGAATTATATCCCGCATGAAATGACGAAAATTTGGATCACCTAAGTGATAAGGTGGCACTACTGTTCCCATCCCTGAATTCAACTGTAAAGATGGACAATATGATGCTCCTGCTAAATTACCATATGTGTAATTTCTTACTGGTCTTGGTTCCTGCAACTGCTCCAATGGTCGAACTTGTTTATCCTTATCCTTCTTCGAAGTAAACCAACCTTTATATTGATCATACGCTCCCCATGCTTTTGACATACTCGTTAATATGGTTGGTGCACTACTAATAGCTAATGCCCCCAACGTTCCAAGAGTCTGTGTTGTCACTGGCAACGAACCGAGATTTGCTGGAATTTCAATTCTCCCAGCATTTGGATCTTCTCCTGAGTAACTTTCTGGTTGTCCTGATTGTGCTAGTGCAATCGCGGTGAAATTTGTTGCCCCCTTAATCTCAACGTTTTCAAATGAAACAAACATCCGATATGATGGAGCTGATGCACCGTTTATATTTCCAACATAAATATGATTTACTTCTAATTGTACAAGTTGATTTGTAGTCGCAGCACTATTTAAATCATACCATTCTTGAATGGACGTCCATGGGATCACAACTTCCACATTGCGCATAGTTGAAAGATCTACAATGGTTGGATCTGAATTTAAAAACGATCTAGTTCCAAACACTGCATCACAATCTGGTACCCATGAAATTACAACCACGCCAACATCTGTTACCGTTGTGTTAAAGTCAAAACGAATCTTAATATCAGCTCTAAAAAACCGGAACGTTGACACGTGAGCTTTAATAGTGCTTTGATTTAACACTTCGAATGGATGGTGTCTATTAACCGTTCCTGTTGACAATGCAAAAATCGCCGCAGCTGATGGATACGGATATTGTCTTCGCAATATCGCTTGCGGTGTCTCTCCAAGTAACGCATAATCTACTCGATCTCCTCCTTCCATTCTAATTGGCAACACTGACGAAGTGTAATTATGGGCCACTCTTCCTTGTCGCCCTGCATAATCAACCTCCTGATCTACACCCAAATTGAGACTATTTAATGCGCCGTCTCGAAGGCTACTACTTTGTTCTTGTTTGGCAATGCATAAAAATTTCCAGACTAGGGAGCATTAACCCTATCTGGTTCGAAATAACAATCTCCTTATACCGCGACTTAGCTCAATTGTAATTTCAAGCTACCCATGCATGACGTATAAGGGGTCAAGTTTTAAGTCATTACCAAGGACACTCCTGATTTAGTCAGGGACTAGATGTGAATTCGCTCACAACACACGAGATTAGTTTAACGTCAAATCCAAGACGATATGAAATTTAACAAAATTCAAATGTATCCGGATTATAATTTTGCAATCGTAATCCTTCAACATAATCAAAGTCTTTCAATTTATATTTGAAGCCTGATTTAACCAGAGAAGATTCCACCAACTTTATCATAATGTCTGCTTCAATTCGGGGATAGTGATACATCTCAAGCATAAATACATCCAAATTTTGCTTCATTTTGGTGTCCAAATCCACGGGACCTCCTTTCCGTAACCAATGCAAACATCCAAAAATTGAACTTTTATCCAATGGCGCCTTGATCACTGAACATGATAGGTGATGTCCACTTGCAAGAGAAACTTCTTGAAATCTCCGTGAGAGAAAAATTTGATCCTTTAACTCCAAGAAAGGTTGAGTGAACTCTCTCTTATTTGGATCTGTCATACCAACGCCAAAATATTTTTTAAGAACTGCTGGAATTGTTTGATTATTATAGAGATGTTGAACATCTTCTGAAACTGAAAACAAGTTGTCATCACCATATACCGCAAGGGCTACATCTTGTTCAAATATTCTCCCTGGACACAGAACTTGAAATGCCAAAAACAAATACACGTGTGTACATAAAGAATTGTAAAACCCTGTTAAATAATTTCCCGATGAATTTCCGCGTAAAAACTTATACGTTCCAAATTTACAAACGTGAATGGTAGTCACAACATTGAAACAGACTGCTCTAAACAAATTGAACAAGTTTAACTTGTAATTTATATCTTCTAAATGTTCATCTGCTTTTAAAAAATGTTCATCAGATAAACAATCCAAATCCCTATAAACAAATTCAAATTGCTCCGTCATTTCATCAATATAATATCTAAAAAAAGAGAACATAACATCTCCCATCCAACGCTGTGTTGAAATATCCATCGTTTCAAGATCTCCTCCAGCAACTCTCAATCTACCAAAATGAAAAATTTTCTGATATAATAGAGCCCAATCATGTGAATGCGGATTAACTCCTATTGCACACGAGGACCCAGATCGATGAGATTTGAGATAAGAAATTATATGACCTGTAACCATCTTAAGAGCTACAAAGTCCACTAAATTACCAACGCAAAAAAGCCGAGTCTTCTTTGCATCCACACGCTCATTCTCTCGCAACTCATCTTTTAATGTGTCTACTACCACTTGTGGAGAGAAATTTCCTCTTGACCATGATACAATCCTTCTCAAAACAAGCAGTTTGAACTCTGGCTTTAATGTTTTATCGGATCGCGATAAAACTACATGTTCTCGTTTCATCTTTCCTTTTTGCACATCCGGATAACCCGGAGACGTAGACATATCCATCGCGTCTATCTCAAGATCTGAGTCTCCAAAAACCGCTTGTTCTGGTGTTAAAAATTGATAATTATAGTATTTGTTTTTAGGTGCAAATGACGCAAACAAAATATCTGGGTGTTGCTCAAACTCGTCTAAAATTTCCGGTTTTGTAACAACTGGAAATTTCGCATATTTGTCTAAGGCTAGACCTAACGCCTCATCTGATAACACAGCTGGTCGTTTGAAATCATAAACCTTCAAATCCTGAGAAATTGGTGATCTCACAAACACACTTTCATAAGGGGGATGTATTTTAAGAGCTGCTTGCTCTGACGCAGAAGTTCCTGGAACTACTGCCGCTACTTCTTCTATAAAATATGAGCTTCCAGGCGACAAAAAAGACTGCGCCAACGCATTCTGACAATCTATTCCCACTCCGAAATCTTCTTTATACAATGGACATACAAGGGAATCAGCTCCTACCCTCGCAACATGCATCCCAAAAATCGGCGTGTTTTGATGCCGTGAATCTAATGATATCCAGGGAGATGAACATGCTCCTGGTATTCCTCCTCCATCAGTCACCTGATAATAACCCTTATAATCTACTCGACATGGATCAATCATGTCGTACGTTACTGCTGTCATGCTTCCTTTGACAAACCGTGCTTCTTTTCCTTGCAACATCAAGTTAACATACTGCTGCTTAATTGTATCATAACTACGAGTCAATCGATATGGTTTCTGAATAATTCCTTGAACTCGTTCGTTTAGTGAATTAGTCAAATCTTTACAACCTGATGGAATACTAGTTGTTTTTATCTTTACAATTACTGCATCCCTATCTTCTAACCGTTTTAATTCAAGTTGTTTTTGATTATAAGCAAGTTCTTCTTTCCCATCAATACCATAAACTATCATCCGACTCCAGGGAATAGAATCTACTACATGTTTCGGAATAAAAAATTGATCTGCCTTTCCAAACCATACATTTGATGCTACAACTTTTCCGAGGTCTGATCGCAATTCAACATATCGTATATTATCACATATCTTATGCATACGTTGTGCAATATGATCTTGACTCGATTGGGCCATCGCAAATGGTCTATTACCGATCCTTCGTTTGGCAAATTTATGCGCTGACTTCACATCTGATTGAGCCATGGCTTGAATTACCGTCTCCGTTGATATCTCTGGAGCGTCTTGTTCTTCATCAACTACCTCCAAATTGTGTGACATCATCTTCGATATCTTATCAATCAAAAATCTAACACCTACTGCCACTAACATAGCTGATGTTACACAAGCTGCCACAATCAAAGGACCTTTATATTGTTGTACTCTCAATCCAATCATTTCAAAGAAACCTAGAGGTTTATCCATTACAGGAATTGGTAACATTAACATATTAATCATAGACATACGCAGTTCAGAAATCCATGTGATTAGTTTTGTTCCAAAATTCTGAAACCATCTTTCTTGTTTTCCAATATGTCTTGCGATTTCTATAGCTTCTTGTCCTGCTAAAAGAGTCGTAACACTATAATTATAATCAACTGAATCTAAAAACAACTTTAAATTTGCCAATTCCAGCACCAATATTAAATCATTAAAAGTGGTTATATCTGAAAAATTATCTTTATTTCTAATATCGATTTGAGTTCGAATTTGTGGAACGGTATACAAATGCATCCATAAATTCCTACTCGCTTCTTCTTCTGTTAAACCTCTTTGCTCTGCCCAATTGGCTAACATTACCCGCATCTCACAACCATCTAAGGTTGGATTTGGATTGTTGGAACTATCTTCTAAGTGAAACTTACTACAATAATGTGAGTCCTGAACAACTCCAGAATCTTTAAACTTATTACGAATTAAACTTTCTTCATCTGACAGAAAATAATCATACATCCCAAACATCTGAGCTTGTGCAATAGGATTACAATTAAAACATTGATGCCGGTAATGTCTCATTGTGCCATTTGTTAAATGACAATTTTTTCTATGATAGCACGAGTGAACGCTACATTTTTGATCTGATAACGGGTCACATCGAACGAACGCAGGAACATGTACATCTTGAAAAGGATTTCCCCGAGCTATCTCTTTTGCCCAATCTATTTTTTGTCCTTCCTCAAAATGTTTAACTGAGTTACGACGGTAAACATATTCAGATACTATCATATCCACCAACTGAGCTAAACCAAAACAACCCCGCGGGAGATATTGTGATGCTCCCGTCATATATGCCGTATCTTCTGTAACAGTCTTCGAGAGCTTCCAGCATTCTGCTATATTGGAACAATCTTGAGCCAGATTTGCATTTCGTGTAACCGAAATCGGAAAGTGAATTCGCCGCAGAAATGCCTTTGGTTCATATAACCCTATATCTACAAAACTTGCTACATTTGTAGTTGCAATTATAATTTCAGATGTAAAGAACGATGAACCTTTTAGCTCCACACCTGCCATGTTTAATGGATATAATGAGCTTTCAACTGCTGCCATCAATTCTGTTGCTGTTTCAACACGTAATGCTGGATCCTTTTCGGGAAACAATTCATTATATAAACAAGCCCACTGTCCGGCGTATCCTTCCCAATATTTATTCGCTGCTTTACGAGGAAAAATTTGGTTCGATGAGAAGTCCCCGGAGAACTTCGGATCATCAGGATATAACGATTTAAGTTGCACATAGACTGCTGAGACAAGATATTCAATAATAGTTGATTTTCCATGTCCTGGTTCCCCTGCTAACAATACAAAAATAGGAGTCTGCCTATCCGTCGCACCTGACGACAAACATTTGTTATATAATACTTCTAACTTTCTACATACATCATGAAACTCCCTCAATACTGCAGGATTGAGTCTAACATAGGATAAAATTTCCTTACGCGATTCTGCACTTCGCCGAAATAAATCCCTACATCGCTCCGCATATTCACGTGACAAAATTACTTTACGTGATATATCATCTTCATGAACGAAATCAACCATCTCTCCTATCAACTTTTGAAGAGCTGACATACTACCCCCAGACAACAAATTCGGAATACCAGTAAAATATTCACAAATTTTATCCAGAAACGGAATTGCCAAATCCACAACCCCTTCATAAGTTATACCTACAGATCTCGCAGGTCCTATTGCTTTAAATAAATCAAATTTTGATCCTTGTGTTATAGCACTTCCAAAAAGAGACAGTAGAGTACCTGCAACTTGAGAAAATGATTGAGCTTCTGCTACCACCTCTGTATCAAAATTTGGTACAAAATCATATGCTAATGAGGCGATTGTACACGCAATACTATATACATAATGAAATGCAATTCCTAAAGATATCATTACTGCCAACAGTAATCCTGCTATTAACACTGCTAACATACCTTTTACAATTGCAGCCGTAGACATTTCAAACCCTATAGTTGCTAAAAAATCTTTTGCTGGTTGTATTATATATTCATCTACTTTCCTACCAACATCTGTCATCCATGAAACAACATCTTCTAATGTATCAGTTTTAAACCAACTACTCAAATTATTATACATATCCATGAATGATTGGGGTTGAGCAACTAAATTATTTTTATGTAATATATACGTTGTCATATCAAATAAATTCCACCTGCTCGACCCATCTCGACCTGGAACATCCAAGCCCACCATAAAACGCTCCACGCAAAAGATTGATGCAACTACAGAAAAATTTTTAACCAAAAAACGATGTTTATTTGTATAATCATTCCGAAACACATCCTGATCAAAATATTTTTTCTTTTGTGATTTAAAAACACCTACAAGATACCTCTCTAGCGTTGCTATATTCACACCTGCGAAACCTTTATTGAATAACATATTTGATCCATACATTATTATTTCTCTTTCTGCCACTCGATATGGAACTTGAAATAAAATTACATATCTATCGACCAATTTTGAAGCTTTTCGCAAATCCACGGAAATATTTTGATCTTCATATTGGAACAATTTCAACGTGTCATAACAATTCTTTGGAATAGTTTTGCTCTTAAATTTTCTCTCCCGACGCATATATGCCTTTCGTCTAAATGTCTTCTCGTCATATTGCATATCCAAAACATCGCATTCATCTATACTAATGCCCGGAACCTTACTCACAAACACTCCGTCTCCCCTATCTACGTAGCTCTTCGTGTCTAAAAATAATTCTGTTGGCACACTAATTTCACCTTTGTCAACGAGACATGCCTGCCCGTTGACTAATAAGGGGTCATACCTAAATCGTGATACGGAACTCCGCTTAAATGGTTCCCCTATATTTGCTTTATAACATCGATAACATAGATCCTTGTTACGTTTATAAACAATTGAATTGCATGCTAAACAACGCTTAGGATCTCTAAACGATTTGGGCAGAACACCTTGATTAATTTTGGAATAAACTGAACCACTCTTGAAATTCGACCCAGCGGGTGTGGTTTTATTGCCTTTCTCAATAGGCGATGTATTAACTCTTTGTCGGTTTACACGCTCATGAGGGCGAGTGGGTTGCGAATCCACTTCCTCAATGTTGCTGTGCCCATTGGATCTCGGCGTAAAAGACTGACTCATTTTGGGCTATGTAATTGAAAACATCAGGATACAGAATCTTGCATCTTAGTATTGAAAAATCAAATTATTTTAATACAAAGTTCTGCCATCATATAAAAGATTTACCATGTGTAGTGCGATACACTCTTAAAGATTTGGAAACAAAATCATCGGCAATTATCTTACTACAAATTAATGAATTGTAAGAAATCAAGCCTTGAGAGCTCTTAGTTTTGAACGTCTCTCTCAATTGAATCCGCTTTAATTGCTTAACGCGGTAATCGATATTTATACTAGACAATATCACAATGGTAGCCACGGACTACACTGTCATGATACCTAATTAAAACTCATATCTTTTTCCTAAGAAGGATTCTTTCTTGTTGCGTTTCTAGTGTCTCGGAAATCTAATGATTTCTCTGAAACATAGGTTACAAACGTTAAAACTACCCTAACCACATTTCTATGTGATCTCTTCAGCACTTCCAAGTACTGGCTTTCTACTAAATCTGCACCGAATACATACTGTATTCTACCGGTTTACTACCGGATTATCTAAACAAACTTTACACTATTCTAACACACTTCTTTTAACTTACACAGTGACAAACTAACAAACACTACTATTTATTTTGTTTTAATTATTTCTTTTATTTATTTATTCATTTTATTTTTCTTTTTACTTTTATATAAACATACAAATATTTTACAAACAATTCTTTTACACTTAGAATAGTCTCTCAAATAATTGATTATCAAATAATATCTCGAAAGAGTCTCATTTTAACAACAATTATAAGAGGCTAAAATACAGATGTGACGGCTGAAAG